TCCAGAAATATTTCCGAAATGTGTTCCGGAAATATTAGTTGCCGATATGTTAGTTCCTGTTAATGGTCCAGTTAATGTTCCACCGCTTAAAGGAAGATACAAAGAAATGTTGGGAAGGGCCGAAATCTGAGCATATTTGTTATTAAATAAAGCGTCGGCGGAAACTATCCCATATCCGGAAAGTGTTATAGGTGTTCCGGAAATTTGAGACCACGGAAGAGTTCCTATAGCAGAAAGATATGGGAGAACCGGAATATCTCCAGAAGTTAAAGTAGTTCCTGAAATAACTCTTCCATAAGGATCAGAAGAAATCTTTGTATATGTTCCAGATGTTCCAAATAAAGAAAGATTTACAAAAATATTTCCGGAAGTTGTTATAGGAGAGCCACCGACAGATAATGTGGTTGAAGCAACACCTACAGACGAAACGGAACCACCACCAGAACCTCCAGGGAATTGAATAGCCACATTAGATGCAGAAATTATTCTTCCTTTAGAATCTACTTGAAATTGTGAAACTGTAATATTATTTCCATATATTCCGGAAATTACACCAGTTGCAGATAATACGGAATTTAGTGTTACTGAAGATGTTCCGTTGAAGGAAATATTTGCGGCGGATACATCTCCGACAATGTTAAAATTCTGAGAGATTGTTAACTGATTTGATTGGTTCGCTGTTCCAGAAAGATTTCCGAAATGTGTTCCAGAAATATTATTGGCAGATATGTTGGTTCCTGTTAATGGTCCAGTTAATGTTCCACCACTTAAAGGAAGATACAGAGATAATCCAGACAAAGACGGGATTGCTGAGATTTGAGCATACTTGTTATTAAATAAAACATCCCCGGAAACAATTCCATACCCAGAAAGAGTTGTAGGAGTTCCGGAAATTTGAGACCATGGTAAAGTCCCGATTGCGGAAATATATGGAAGAACCGGAATATCTCCAGAGGTTAAAGTAGTTCCTGAAATAACTCTTCCATAAGGATCTGAAGAAATTTTTGTAAATGTTCCAGATGTTCCAAAAGGACTTAAATTAGCAGTTAAAACTCCAGAAGACGTGACAGGAGAACCAGCTATTGTCAACGTGGTTGATGTTAATCCTACAGAGGTTACGGTTCCTGTTCCTGAAGAACCAGCGCCAGAAATATTTACGAAAGACGCATTCAAAATTCTTCCGAAAGAATCTATATTTAATACTGGAATTTGTGTAGTTGTTCCATAAGAACCAGGAGTTACACCAGTCGCCGAAAGGTTTACGGAAATGTTTCCTGAAGTTATTACAGGACTTAACCCAACAGTTAATGTCGTGGAAGATACTCCGACGGAAGAAACTGAACCACCAGATCCCCCAGGGAATTGAATTGCCACATTTGATGCAGAAATAATTCTTCCTTTAGAATCTACTTGAAATTGAGATACATTAGTTCCATTTCCAAAAATTCCAGGAGTTACGCCAGTTGCCGAAAGAACAGAATTAAAAGTAACTGAAGATGTTCCGTTGAAGGAAATATTTGCAGCAGATACATCACCAGTTATTCCAAAATTTTGCGGAATAGTTAATTGGTTAGATTGGTTGGCCGTGCCTGAAAGATTTCCAAAATGTGTTCCTGAAATGTTCTGACCAGATAAATTTCCAGTTAAAGATCCGCCACTTAAAGGAAGATATAAAGATAATCCAGACAAAGACGGGATTGCAGAAATTTGAGCATACTTATTATTAAATAAAGTATCTCCAGAAACTATTCCATATCCAGAAAGCGTTATAGGTGTTCCTGAAATTTGAGACCAGGACAAAGTCCCAATCGCTGAAATATATGGAAGACTAGGAATATCGGCACTTACTAATGTCGTTCCGGAAATAACTCTTCCATAAGTATCGGTCTGAACTTTTACATAAACTCCACTAGTTCCAATTGCGGAAAGATTTACGGAAATGTTTCCTGAAGTTGTTATAGGACTTGAACCTACATTTAGAGTGGTTGAAGCAATACCGACACTTGAAACACTTCCTCCTCCAGAACCACCAGGAAATTGAATAGCCACATTAGATGCTGAAATTATTCTTCCTTTAGAATCAACTTGAAATTGAGAAACTGTTGTAGAATTTCCGTAAATTCCCGAGACTACTCCAGTGGCAGGAAGAACAGAATTTAATACAACACCAGAAGTTCCATTAAAAGAAATATTTACAGCGGATACGTCGCCGATTATTCCAAAATTCTGAGGAGTAGTTAATTGATTCGCTTGGGTAGAAGTGCCAGAAAGATTTCCGAAATGTGCTCCGAAATGTGTTCCAGAAATATTCTGACCAGATATATTACCAGTTAATGTTCCACCACTTAAAGGAAGATATAAAGAAGTAAATCCAAATAATGCTGAGGATGCTAATTTATTCGTATCTAAATTTTGCAAAGCCGACTGGACATTGGTTGCTGTTATACTTCCAATTGGGGTTGTGTTAATTTGTGTCGCTGCATAATCTCCGGACAATGGAATAACAACTCCGCCACGGCCATTCCAAGTTACTATAGAATCAACATTGTCTATTTTATCCCAAGTTGTACCATTGGAAATAATCCAGTCGCCAACAGAAAAATATGGTTCAAAGGCCGAGGTTGCTGATATTAAAGTCAAAGAAGCCAAGCTCAATCCACCATTTGGAATAGAATTTCCGGAAACTTGAACTACATAATATCCTCCAGAAACAGCAGATGCAGGAGATATATTTGTTCCGGAAGATGCATTCCAAATTCCTAAATAATGAAGCTGACCAAACACAGATGTCGGTAAAAATGATGCCGGAACCTTTGCGGTAGAATCTAAAGGAGTTACGCCATTGGCAGCCCCATACAATGTATTTGAAATATAAGGAAGAATAGGAATATCAGCAGAAATTAACGTAGTCCCCGAAACGACTCTTCCAAAAGTATCTATCAAAACCTTTGGGAAAACTCCCGAAGTTCCAATTGCGGAAAGATTTACGGAAATATTTCCTGAAGTTGTTATAGGACTTGAACCTACATTTAGAGTGGTCGAAGCAATGCCAACCGAAGAAACAGAACCATAATTTGTAGAAACTGCCGATAAATATTTTTTGTCAAATAAAGTATCAGCACTTGTGATACCAAATCCAATCAATGTTGTAGGTGTTCCGGAGATTCTACTCCAAAATATTGAGGCACTTGTAGCGTCATATGGAAGAACAGGAATATCTCCGGAAGTCAAATAACTACCAGACACAACTCTTCCAAAAGCATCTACAACCAATTTCTGATAAATTCCTGCAACACCCACTGCCGAAAGATTTATTATAATATTTCCGGAACTTGTTATTGGATTATTAGAAATCGTTAATGTTGTTGAAGAAACCCCAACAGACGTAACAGTTCCGGTTCCACTTGTTCCCGATCCACCAGAAATTGTAATAACACTTGCCGAAACAATTCTCCCAAAACTATCTACAATTATTTGAGGAATTTGCGTAGAAGACCCATACGATCCAGGAACGACACCAGTTGCCGAAAGATCTACAGAAACGTTTCTAGAAGATGTAGATAAAACCGATAATGAAGTTGAAGAAACATTTAATACGGTTTGTCCAGGATAGAATTCTAAATATCCAGTAGCACTAGGAGAATATAAAATTATATCATTATCTAAATCAAAAACTAAAGAATTTGTCCTAATATTTGCATTAAGATTTGTTCTAGTGTCTTGCTTATAATAAATTCTACCCTGAATCGCTGATGGCATTTAATTTCCTTAACGTTTAGAAATATTTATGGAAAATTAAACATCTATAAATTCATTACCATCATATTCCAAAGTTTGGTCGTAAAAATCTAATTCTTCCGGATCTGTTATTATACCGTCTACAAAATCAGAATATATATAAATTATAGCAACACAAGTATCTAAAGTCCAATCATTAAAGGGGTCATTCGGAGAACATTCCGTCAAACTTGGAACATATAGATAAGAAAGTTTTTCGAAATTTACTTCACAATTATCTTGGAATAAATCTGAGCAAGCTACCTTAATATTACTAGGAATAATTAACTGCATTGTCCAGCAACCAATTGTATAGGATCGTTCGGAAGATTGTCAAATGCTGGACCTAATATATAATTTTTATTTCTAAAGTTTTCTAGATAAAATGTATAGGTATGTTTTCCTTGAAGAAATATAACATCCTCTAATTTCACCATATTAATTCTGTAAAATTGTTGATTGTATTTTGCGTAAACAAGGTCTCCAATTTTCGGAAGATATGTCGGAAAAACTGCGGAAGTTCCCGAAGAATCATATGTAGAAACAAAATCATAATGTAACTTTGAAACATATATAGGAAAATTATCTGTTCCTACGATTCCTAAAATTCCTACATTCCTTCCTTCGTTTGGTAATTCATAATAAGCCATGTATTCGAATCTTCGATTTATTACAAGGTTGTTAGTTTCTCCAAAAAGATAATCGGGATTTACAAGGTCTACGGGATAATAAATCATCTGAACACCACGTTCGTTAAAGCCTTCCATTTGTAAAACTTCATAAAGACTTCGTTCACTATCATAAGCCGAAGTACATTTTACAAAGAATCCATTAGGCATAAATCCGAACTGGTCATAATTCATGATTTCTCCTTAAAGCAAGTTAGAAGCAAACGAAGTCATATCATCTAAAACTGGATTAGGATTTTTCGAAAATACTAAATCATCTTGCGGAAGGTTTGTAGCAGGATTTCCGTAATCTGGCTGTTGTGTTGTTCCATTAAGACTTCCGAACCCTCTCTGATAGTCTTGTGAAGGTCCTGGAGGAGAATACTGAGATTGTCTGCTTAATCCAGGCTGATAAGTAGGAGTGTGGTATTGCTGTCTTTCTGTTAATTGTCCTTCTTTCCAATCATAATCCAAAAGACTTGCAGCAGTTCCTAATTCTTCTTGAAGTGGACTTGAAGGTTTTTTCTGAGGCTTTTCGGAAACTTTTTTCGAAGGTGTTTCGGAATGTTTTGAAGATTTAACAGGCTTCTTATAGTCTCTTATCTCAGTTAATAGGTCAATACAGTCCGAAATAGTATCTTTATCTCCAGACTTAATTAAGGATGCTATAAGATTTTCAATGTTTTCTAGTGAAATGTTCAAGGTATTACTCCTATGTTCTCATTTTCTAGATGTCCAGAAAATGTTTTACATTTAATAAAATTTGATTTATAACCATATTTAGTGGTTCGTCGGTATCTCAAAGGAGGACCTTTCGGCCCAGACTTATAACGACTAGAGATAAATTTATATCCAGATCGAACGGAGAGTGATCTAAACTTATTTTGTTCACTCAGGTTCCAATAGTTTACCGTTGGAACATACCCGACATTGGTTAATGTCTGCAAGTTGTCCAAAGGGAAATTTGTTTGTTCTGGATACCACTTATCTCCTATTTTCTTTAGCAATACTAACCCTCTTCTAGCAAGTTCGACAGAAGCCGCAACAGGATCGAAGAAATTGTTCATCATGTTTCCTACATATGAACTATATGCGGCGTTTAGTTCTATATTTTGTATACCCAAATTCTGACAATATTTTTTTATTGAATTTGTTTGAAATGTTCTACACCAGAGAACATCATTTTTTCTATTTGCACTATGACTTATAGAAATGTTATGTTCAAACTTTAATTTTTCACAGAAAAAATAAGCGACTTTGAAATGATTACAAATAGAGAAAATTTGTTTATAAATATTTCCTAAATTATATTTGATTTCTTTTGTGTCATTTCCTTTAGTGATTTTTAATAGTTCTGACAAATCATAACATTTAGTAAATAATATTCTTTTTGAATTTCTAATAGTCAGTCCTATATATTCCGGATTCATATCTATAGCAGCTACACAATTACTATTTTTGTTTTTCAATTGTCTTTCATGTTGTTCTTCGAAATAATCTCTCGCCAACATTTTAGATTCTATAATTTTATTTTTTTTCTTAGCTCGTTTATATTCTGTTTTGTTAAAGGCGAACCCAGCCAATTTTTCATTATCGTAAGTTAATACAATAAAATTTTCCTTTAATGAAATAGTAACTGGAATAGGATTCGTATCAAGCACGTTTTGTAACATTACTAATTGTTTTCTTTGGTTCTTATTAGGAAACAATTTCAATAAAATATGATTATATCTATCTGGTTTAAATGTAACTTCATTTTCGAAAAGATTAAAGTTAAATTTCCTATTTCCTTTTAGGTTTGCGTCACCAATAGAATAATAAGGAATAATTCGTTGGTCTCTATATTTTTCTAGATATTTTTCTGCAAGTAATTTATTTTCTATATTTCCAGTTTTGTTGTATTTGTTTAATTGTCTTACATAATTTTGAAGATTTGATTTTCCACCAAACACTATTTCTTTTTCTAAACTTCCTATTAATTTGTTTCTTTTATCATCTAATTTAAATCTTCTACTTTTATTAGTCTCTGTTTCTAATTCTTCTGTATACCTAATAATCAATGATTTTTTTAATTTTTTTGAAGATTTTTCTATTTCCTTTTTCATAGTTACTTGATTCATAATACTTTTATATATAGAAACATCTAATAAATCATTTTTCTTTAATATTTTATCTTGCAATTGTTTAGAAAAATTATCAAAATTAGAATAAACCATTCTAAATGCGTGAGAATATTGTTGCATATATTTTTTAATATTTGTATCTTCTTTTATTTTTATTTTAATACTTACCATAAAAGTATTTAGTTAAAACTCCTCATATATCTAAAAATTCATTCTCATACTCAAACTCTTGCTCGCTATAGTAACCCAACCTATTTTCTTTCCAATGCCTATAGCAGAAATTATTATAAGTTTTTTTTCCATCAGAATAACGGCAGTCATCCACCACATCATGTATTGTTACATATTCTTTCGATTCGTGTTTTCGCAAACCTCTTCCAATGCTTTGTAAAATTTTAATCTGAGATTTGTAAGAAGAGAATAACACAATATGATGCAATTTTTTTACGGAAACGCCTGTAGAAAATGTTCCGTAAGATGCTACTAGAATAGAACCAGATTCGTTTTCTAAACCTTTCCGAATATTTTCTCTAACATCTGCTTCAGTCTTTCCGTAAATCTCATGAACAACTTTTTTAGGAAACTTTTTTTCAAGGTATATCTTAATACTTCTCAAATGTTCTATCTTAGTTACAAGTATTAGAATGTTATCAGTATCTTTAGAATTTTTAACAATGTGGTCTAAAGCCAAGTTTCTGTTAGCATATGAATTTATATCATCTACTTCTTTTTGATAAGAACTTCTAGCAATCTTCATGCTTTCTGGATATCTAAGAATCAAATTTTTAATTTTAATTTGAGAAATAATTCCTTTATCTATCAATTCTTTCGACATAACTTTATGAATAACTGGACCAAGATATCCTACAACTGTATTAAAATCTGCTTCGTTATCAGGCATAGAACCAGTCAAACCTATTCTAAATTTTGCTTTAGAACATTTCTTACCAATTTCCGAAATAGATTTTCCTTGCATCTGGTGACATTCATCTACAATTAACGCATCATACTTTTCGAAAAATCTCTCATCATTTTTGTAAACACTTTGCCATGTAGTTATTAAAACATTCTTAGATAGGTCTAGAATTTTTCCACCATAATTCAAACAAACATTATCTAAAACATTATTCCAACCATAATCATTCTTAAAATCTGAATAAATCTGTTCTACTAAAGATATAGAAGGAACTATTAAAATTACTTTCTTTCCTTTAGCTATTAAATATCTTACTAAAGAATATATTATTAAAGATTTTCCAGAAGATGTAGCAAGATTTAATACACCTCTTCCGAAAAATATAGCTTTTTGTATCGCCTCTATTTGATGGTCATATGGAAAAATATTTACAGAAGGTGGAAAAACTACTTCTAAAAACTTTTGCAAAAACTCTTCGGAAATCTTTTCTCCAAACTCTGATACCTTAAATTCTAATACAGGCTCGTAAGAATAACTTTCGCAAAATTTTAGAAACTTTGATAGAAGGCCAATTGGAAATAAACCATCTCTTGTTAGAAATGATATCTTTCCAGTCCACTGAGAGCACTTATACGCTGGAGAAAACTTATAATCTTTTGCGTAAAATTCCATTAAAGGTTTCAATTCATTATATTGAGACTTATCTAAATTCGCTTGAAGAAAAACTTCCGAAAACTTTCTTACATGTATCTTGTCCATATATAACTATTTATCAAGCATTTAAGAAAAGTCAAGAGAAATTTTAAGAAATATTTTCGGAAAAGATATTAAAAAAACCTTCCAGAAAAACTTCCGAAAGGTTATGCATGATGAAACTAAAAATATATGCCGACTAAAGGTAAACTATAATGTCAGATTTATTTATAGCTTATTCCAAACATCATAAAAATCTTCTTCTCCTTTAATCAATTTTCTAATTTCAGATATTACATTTTTTATAACACCGTATTCTAAACCAATAATATTATCTTCTTCTAAATAAATTTTTGTATCGTCTATTTTATTATTATATATTGTAACTATAAATTGTCCATTTTCGTCAGTAGTTCTGATGACCAAAATCTTCTTTACAGTTTTTGAAGAAATAAAATCTAGATATGCTAAATTATCATTTTTAATAACAAATCCTAAAGATTTTAACTCTTTCTTTTCATCATCATCGAAATCTTTTTGTTCTCTTATACTTTCAGTTAACATCTTCATATATTCTGGAAATTTCATTATTCTTCGTCCTCGGTTGGAATTTCTTCGCTAGGGTTAAACTCATGTTCTGTAGTATCTATTTCGAACTTAGGCAGCAACTCATTTTGAAATCTATCTCTAACTTTTTCTAAACTGTTAGCAATTTCTCCAAAAATTTTCTTAACATCGGAACCAAGCTTTTCTTTAGTCTTACTTCCGGAAACTGTTTTCAAAATTTTCTTAATCTTTTGAATAGTTACTTCGGCTGTTCTTAAATCTTCCGAAACCTTTCCATTCCCATCTAGTGTAGCTTTTGATGCACAGTCTCTTGCGGTGTCTGAGAGAGCATCAAAAAGATTTCCGTAAAGTTCTATAATCTCTTTCGAAAGTTCTGTTTCGGTAGCCTCATTCAGCATTCTCTTTTTGTTTATTTCATTTTCTATAAGTTCTGAAAAATCCATAGTAAACCTCTTTTAGAAATATTTATACAAACTTACATTTGATAAGTCTAAATAAAAACGTATAGGAGTTTACTCTTACACATGTTTCTTCACATTCTTAATTGTTTTTCGAGGTTTACCTTGGAAAACTTTTTTACGTATTTTTAATAAATAATTATAGAATGCGAGGAACAATATATGAAAAAGTGTCGTAGATGTCATGAATTTAAACTAGAATCAGAATTTCATAAATGTGTAAGAATTAAAGATGGTTTAAAGCCGGAATGTATAGATTGTAGAAAGTTTATGCGCGAACTTCATAAAGTTTGGAAAATCTCTAAAACTAAAAACGAATCAACCACAGAACAAATGTGTAATAAATGTTTTCGAATAAAACCAATATCTATGTTTGCTAAAAAACACAAAGATTCCCGCGACATTAAAACTATTTGTAAAGATTGCAGTAATATCACAATTAAAGAATATAGAAAAAAGAATCCAGAAATGATAAAAGAAATAAATAAAAAATTTAGGAAAAATCCAAAAAATAAAGAAAAAAGAAACAAAATACATAAAACAAAAATAAAAACGGACACATGCTATGCGATTAGACATAATTTAAGAAATAATTTAAGGCAAGCCTTTAGATTATATTCTAAAAATGGTAAGACAAAATCTTGTAAAGAATATGGAATAGATTTTCAAGCGATATTTAAAAAAGTTGGACCAAGACCAGGAACAGGAAAAGAATGGCATCTAGATCATATTATTCCACTTGATTTATTTAACTTTGATATTTCAGAACATGTTAGATTAGCCCATGTTCCGAGCAATCTACAATGGCTTCCTGGGCCTGAAAATATTCATAAATCAGATGATATTTTAGATTATGTTTATGAAAATTCTGAATTAGTTTATATTCTTAATATTATTTTCGGATTTTATGACTAAAAAGAAAAGGCTCAACTTTCGAAGAGCCTTTAAGAAACATAATAAAATTAAAACTTATGACGAATAAATCGTAGGAAGCCATTCCGAAATCCACTTGCGGCCTTTTTCGGTAAGCTTTTTATCACCTTCTGTCAAAAGACCATGTTGAACTAAATCTTCATCTGCATTTATTTCTTCGTTCATCATACGTTCGGCAAGATGAGCATTATAAAGACTTCTGACAGACTTTGGAGAAAGCTTTACGAAATCTTCTTTAAGAGCTTTTGGCGCAGTTGCTTCTCTCTTTTCAATCTTAAGATTGCCACCAAGATCATATCCAAGTTCGGCTTCAGCTTTCTTTAGAGCGTCACCCTTATCGGCAGCAGGACCGTCCCACTTTACTTCACCATCTTTCATAACTACCCAAACTTCAGTCTTATCATTTTCTTTTTCAACTTCGTCTGGGTCTTGAAGTCCTTTAGGTTCATTTTGAATGAAAGTCGGTGCCACATCTACAATACCGAATCGTTCAGTTTCTGTGAGTGTGTTTTTTGAAAGCAAAGATTCTACCAAACTTCCAATACTATTTTTCTGAGTCATTTTCTGATTCCTCTTTATCTTTATTTATAAAACTATTCAAATCTTTTTGCGGATATTTTTGTTTAATCAAATCTGTAGTATAAACTAAACCGTCTTGAATTTTCTTTTTAACTTCTTCTAAAAATCTTTTCGCATAAATTTCGGAAGCTACCATATAAAGGTCTTCGGCAGTTTGATATTGGTTTTGAGAGTATAATTCCCGAGCTATTTCTAAAATATCATCGGAAACTGACATGTCTGGTTTAGGACTTTGTTCGGAATTTTCTTGAATAAATTTTTTAAATCGCATGAAATTATTTATCAGAAATCCAAACCAGCTTTGAAACGCATATGTTCTATATAATTTTTAATTTGGAAACCAAGGTCTCTAAAATTTTGTAGAGTGTTTTCGAGATATATTACAACTTCTTCTTGAAAATTTATTTCTTTACAAATATTGAAGAATCTTGGGTCTTTGTGCATTTGAGACTCAATCTCATCCCGCTTCTCTCTTCTGATATCTGAGTGAAATTTAATTTTATCATAAAGTTCTGCATAGAGGACTTCTTTATCGAGCCGTAGATCCTTCAATTTAGTTGTTTCCTTAGTGAATATGTCTAGATAGAAACATCTCTTAATGACTAACTCTTGAAGTTTAGCTTGAATAGAATCTTCATTGAAAGTCAGTTCCTTTTCTATCAATGGTTTTAATTTTTGAAGTTCAAGTTTAGTCATTTATTTAATTCCTTCTATAGTTATTTAGCTTTGAAGTTAACTCTGAACCGTAGTTTTTGAGATTAAATTGTAGGTATTTTTACTTCAATAGAAATTGGTTCAAACAGGCGAACGAAGAGAGGCTGTTTGTGAGTCCAGAGGACGAACTTTCTTTATTATGATTAAGTTTTTTCTAAAAATGATAATTTCAAAATGAGCATAATTATTCATTGTTTAGAAAGTTTGGACAATATGAATTAAAAATGGTTCAATTGAATTATAATTTTCTTATTGAAGATAGATTTAATTACAATGGTCCTATAGGTTCGAATTTATAAAAATCTTTAACTTCAATAGATTGTGATTTATATTTCTAAAAACTTTACTTCAATATGGTTCAATGCAGTTCAATTTATAATTATTTTTCTAGAAAGTTTAATTACAATTCTGTTCATGGTCTTTCAGTCAATCTCGTTCCTCGATTGAATCGCTTCGCTCAAGTCCTTTCTAATTCATGGTTCCGTTTCAGTTCAGTTCAATTCAAATTTCGAAAAATTTCTGACAGACCCACCCTAAATCCCTCCCAAAAAATATAAAAATTTTTAGAAGACAATTTTAAGGTTTATCTATAGGCCCAAGAAATGTTTTACTCTTTTTATTTGAAATCCTAGAAAATAAATTATAAGAATTTCAAACTTGCAAGAAACGTAAACCGTAACATTTCTTCATCTGTTCTCTCATTTCTTTAACAATTTTATTCTTCCATTTATCCAGAAGACTTATTTTTTGCTAGAGGCTTTCTTTTGGTCTTTTTTTCAGAGCCAACACCTTATTGAGAACAAACTACCCAAACCATTTTCAGATTTGTGTTTTAGAAAACTTTTCAGAAACATTTTCCGATAATTTTCTTCAACTTTTTCATTATATCATCTTTAATCTCATGTGTCAAGGACTTTTTTCAAGGTAAATGTAGCCGTTCATCTTTTTATTTAGCCGTCTTCTCATAGTAGTATCTGGGATAGACATTTCTAAGCAAGCTAAGCAAACACTTTCAAAAATTCTATCGAAAATTTTTACTGGGCGGCTCTTCCAATTCATCTTACCAGTGTTGAACAAAGCATTTTTTATTCGTAGTTGTTCATATTCTTTAGAACTTAATTTTATTCTTTGTTGATTTTCGGAAGAACTCAGAGACATTTTATGATAGCCCATGAACAAACTTTTATTTTCAGGATAGGCTTTTGAAAGTAATTTATGTGCAAGAAAATGTTCTCTAGCAGTTAACAAAACCAGATTTTCCTTTTTGTTAGATCCACCCAAACATTTAGGAATGATATGGTGGTTTTCAAAATAGTCTGAGCCTTTCTTCCGGTTTTGTTGCTTGGCATGTTCTATCAAATTATTGTAGAGCTTCAAGTTGTTCATTGAATTTATTTATGGCGGGCTGGTCTCGTTTTCGAAAACTTTCTTAAAAATCTTTTGAGAATCTTTCGGAAATCTTTTCTAAACTGCTACTTGACAATGGAGATTAAATATGATACAATAGAACTATAATAGAGAGATTTTCAAAATGTATGTTCGCGTAAATTATCAAATTGTAAAGAACTTCCTTAGTTATGGAAATTCCGAAACTAAGTTAGAATTTGAATCAGGGCTTTCTTTGGTGACTGCTAAAAATGGAGGTGGAAAGTCTACTCTGTTTTTAGATGCAGTTTCTTACAACCTTTACGGAAAGCCTTATAGAAATATTAAAATAGCAGAACTCGTAAACCGTAAAAATGGTAAAGGATTGTATACAGAAGGTTCTTACACAATTGACGGAAAAGACACTTATAGAATTATTAGAACATATGCTCCACAAAAATTAGAGATTTATAAGAATGAAGAAACGGTTCCTTTAGAATCAGCTTCTTCGAAAAAATTGGACCAAGATGAAATCACAACTTTAATAGGAATCAATTACGATATTTTCAAACTTGTAATTGCAATAGCCACTTCTACAAATCCTCCATTTCTTTCTTTAGGACTTCCGGAAAAACGTAAAGTAATGGAGTCTATATTTTCTATAAACATTTTCGGAGAGATGCTTTCGAAGGCTAGGAAGAAACTTAATACTACGAAAACTGACAAGACTATATATCAAAACAATGTGAAGAATTTAGAAAGTCTTTTGAAAACATTGAATTCGCAGATTAAAGAGATAGATGATTCTACTAAAGATTTCGATTCTAAAAAAGAAGAAGAAATTAAGGCATTAAAGATTAGAAAAGAAACTATAGAAAGAGAGATTAAAGAGCTTTCCGAAAAACTTAAGGAAATGTTATCTATCAAAATTGAATTAGATAAGAATGATTATGTATCTGAACAAATTAAAATAGACACTGATATAAAAGTTTCCGAAGCTAAGATTAAAGAAAATAAAACACAGATAAAGTTTTTAGAAAAGAATACCGAATGTCCTCTTTGTAAACATGAACTTACAGAAGAACATAAGAAAGACGAATTGAAAAAGTTAAATGACAACAATATTAAACTTCAAACAAAGATTGTTACGTTAAATAAAAAACTTTCGGAAATTCTTTTGAAAATAACTAAGCAAAAAGAAATTAAAAAACTTTCCGAAGAAACTAATTCAAATGTTTCTATGACGAATTTGAAGATTAAAAATTTAGAAAAGAATAAGAAAGACTTGGAAGAACAAATTAAAAATGTAGAAGAAAGAATTTTTAATTTGGATTCTACAAATATTAAGAAAGAGTTTGAAGAAAAGAAAAAGACTTACAAAGAATATGCAGAAATTTTCGAAAACCTTTCTAAAGAACTGAGAAAATTGGAGATGGTTGTTAAGATGCTTTCCGAAGAAGGTATTAAAAGTTATTTCTTCAAAAGATTAGTTCCGGTTCTCAACGCCAAGATAAACGAGCAACTAAATATATTTGATCTTCCAGTTGTGATAAATTTTAACGAAAACATGGAAGAGTCTATAGATATTGTGGGTTCATCTGAGAAGGGAGTTTCTTACATGAGTTTTTCTGAAGGTGAGAAGAAACGTATAGATATTGCTATTCTTCTTTCCTTTATAAGCACCATGAAGACTATTTCTAATTGGAATTGTAATCTTCTGGTGTTTGATGAAATTCTAGATTCGGCTACAGATGCTGATGGTTTAGAAAAGTTGTTAGGGTCTATTAAAGAAATTACTTTGAAAGATTCTAATATTTGTTCTTATGTAGTTTCTCACAGAGAGTCTATGCAAGATTTATATGACAGGATTATAGAGATAAAGAAAGTGAATGGTTTTTCAAAAGTTGAGGTAAAAACAAATGGCTAAGAAAAAGAAAGAAGGTTATTTTAACAACGAAGAAGTTTTAGAATTTTTTAAGAGAAGAAATTTCTTAAAATCTCTCGAAACTCGAACATTTCAAGAAGATAGAGAGTTGTTCAAAATTAAAGAAAAGTTGGGAGTTCTTTATTTCAAGATTTCCGAAGGGCTTTTGCGCAGACCTAACTTTTGTAATTATGATATTGCTACAAAGTCCGAGATGATTTCTGATGCTGTTTATAATTGTCTTAAAGCTGGTGATAATTACGACGTAAAGTTTGATAAGCCTCATGCATACTTTACGCAAATTTCTTGGAATGCTTTTATCTTGAATATTAAAAATTTGAAGAAACGCTCTGGATTGATTCTTCCTTTGTCACACATTGAGAACATGGAAGCTGGAGATGATGGAGCAGGGGAATGAAAATTATAGATACGTTTAAACACAGCGATGAGTGTTTTGTAGAATATATTTCTGATGAATATAAAAATTATATTTCTTTTAATTTTATAGGGAATGTTATAAAAATTTATTCGGATTTGGAATTATTGTATGATTTTAATAAAGTTTCCGAAAATTACCAGCAACATTTTGATAAAGTAAATTATTATCTTCTAGTTGAATTTTCTGGCGAGTTAATTAGAAAGGGATGTAATGGAGCAGGGGCGATTAACTATCTAGATGCTTATAGACATTTTATAGATTCCTTCGTAAAATATTTTCT